GAAGCCACCACCACCCCCACCGACAACCTCTACATAAACATCCCCCCACGGCTCATCCGTCGCATCGCCAAAAGTATCGTTGGCCGTGAAGACCTTCATTCCACCCAGCATCTGCGGCGTGGTGACGATCACAGAATCGAAGTACGCCGTCCCCGCCGTGCCGGTGGCATCGGCTGGAACAGACAACTTGATCTTGCAGTATTTCGCATCGGATGGCGCAGTGAGGCGACGAACAACAAGCCTTGCAGTGGTCGGAGCAGCGCCCTCAGTTGTTGCAACAATCGTCGTGGATGGCGTTGCAGAGGCCGTCTGGTCGTACTTGTACCAAAGAACCTCAGCTTTGACCCTAACATCGGCAAGGCTGGCCCAAATACTCAGCATGAACTGCCGGGTTTGTGAAGCAATAACCGGAATGAAAGCATTACTGGTGTAGTCACCCCCGCCGTTCGTTGCGTTCGATGTTGCAATCGACAGGTAACGGTTTCCCTCAGTGCCAGAACCATCATTGACGATGGTGTGTGTTCCAGACGCACCGGGCGTAGAAGTCCAACCGTTTGAGCTATCTTGGAATCCGCCGTTGTACAGATAGTTTGCGCCAAGTTGAGCGTAAGCATCAAAGGCGGGCAACGGGCGAACCGCAGGCTGAACATCCACCCTAAACGTCGTAGTCGTCAGCGCATGAACCGTAACAATATCACCCGCTGCCGCAGTGTAAGTTGCCCCACCTTGCACCGCGATATTCGCATTGTTAGTGAAGACGCAAGCACCGGCACAAATCAACCGACGCCACTCCCCCGCCTTTGGCGCATCCGGGAAGTCCGTAATCGTTTCGGTGCCGGTAAAGTCAATCTCGTCCGACGCAACCCAAATGTTCGCCGTGGTCGCATGGCTCGCCACCGTCACACGCGCAGGGTTGATCGCCGGGTTCTGGAGGATGAATTGCGTACCGTCATAGACCACCGTATGCACGGTGCTGGTCTGCAAGTGCCCCGGCAGGAGCGCAAGGCCACCTTGGCGAAGCACGTTCTTTGCACCAAGGCTATTGACGTTCAGCGTAACCGAACTGGTGTTGATTGCCGCAGGGACAAAGCGGAAGGTCAGGCCAGCAGAATAGACGGTAAGATCGTAGGTCGTGGTGCCGACAATCGCGCTCGTACCGGCAACACTGGTCAGGTATTGCTTGGTGTATTCGCTGACTGATGCGCCGTTGGTGATGTTATCCACCGTCCAAATCGTCGCATCCGTGCTGTCCTTGAGTACGAACTTGTAGGACGCATCCGTAAGCCAGATGGAAGCCTCGCCACGGGCATCCAGGATGATCGGGTTGGCGTGGGCCGTCCCGCCACCCGAATCGGTGTAAGCCGCAAGCGGGGTCGTGGTGCCGGCTTGGTAGGTGTAGAGCTTGCCACCGGCCAGCAGGTTGCCGCTGGCGTCGGTGAATTGCATCTTGGGGACGGGGGAGAGGGAGGCCATGTTATTCCTTACGGTGCAAGTTCGGTAGCGGAGCCAACAGCGGTTCCACGAAGAACGCCTTGTTTCCAGCCTTCTTTAGCGTTCCTTCGTGCGAGTTCTTCAGCCATGAGAACGGAGAGTTCTCCTTTGTTCTCAGGACGCATCAGACGGGACAGTTCCTTCATGGTTTTTTCTCGCCCTGAACCCTGAGCGTTTTTGAGCAGCATGTTCAAAGCCATAACAGTTCGGTTAAGGAAGTTGCCGAGAGTCACATCGCCACCCTCGCCAATTCCGGCAACCTTCCTTGTGGAAGAAGCGCCTTCGCTGCCTTTTACCGCAGCAGCCTTCACCATGTCATTAACTTGGTCTATGTTTTTAAGACCCTTTGCCATCGGGTCCATATACTCAGTTCGCCATGTCTGAGTTCCAAGTGCGCGTTGTTCTGCCGAAAGGATGGCCTCGTCAATCGCTTGAGTTGCAGCACGAAGCGCCTTTTTACTCGCGGCGCTGTCATAGCCTTCCTTGCGAGCAATCGACGGCCATTCTTTCGACAGGTTCTTGCGAATGCCGTACAGCACCTTGGCATCGACGCCACCCGAAACCTCATCGAACTGACCCGTCTTGGCGCGATCAGAAAGCATCCTTGTGACCTTGCCAACGACGCCCTTAACGGCATCCGAGTTTCCGAAGTCGGGGTCACGAAGCAGGGCATCAAAATTCTTCGTCAGTGGTTGCGTGTCGATCTTGCCGCGCTGTTCAAGTGCGCTAAGAACACGCTCACGCGCCGGCTCAAGTCGTTGGAAAAGCGCAGACTCTTCGTTTTTCAACTGAGCCTCAAGAGCCTTCTGGATTGTCCCGCCTTTTTTACCAAACTCACTCGGCGCAAACTTTCGGCCAACTTCACGCTCAAGACCTTGGAACTCTGACTTTGATACGTTGGTAGCTGCCTGCCCTGCGGTAAGCCCGCTATGGCCTGTAGCAACCTCACGAAGCGTCTGCGGCGCGGTGTCTCCAGCCGTATCGACCAGAACCCGTCCAGCAGCCTGCTTTGCCCCGGACGGCGCAAGAGATGAGTGGATGATCTTTCCCGCGCCCTGAACGACAGGTCTTACGGCAGAGGTCGCCAGTGAAACGCCAACAGGCGCGGCAACACCGGCAAGCATCTGGTCAAACTCAGAACCTCCGAGTTCTTTTGATGTTGAAGAACCTGCGCCAGAAGCGCCTGCCAGAATAGTGTTTGCAAGCTGCCGTTCGGCAAGCAAACCGCCGATACCTTTAACCACCGGATTCACGGCGTAATCACGCAATGCACCGCCGAGTCTCGACACGCCGAGTCCTTGCGCCATCGCCTTGGCGGTTTCTGACCCAACTCGCTCGGTAGGCGTCTCCGGTTGAGCAAGACCGCCAAGAGGCCCGCCAGCACCAAAAGCCTCAAGGCCAGAGCGAACGGTCAGTTCAATCGGGCGCTTCAGGCGCTCAATGGCAGAGCGCATGTTTCCAGACTTGTCCATGAAGTCTTGGACTTCTCTGCGCCACGAACCAGGAACGTCGCGGTCTTGAATCTCAGGGATGGCGCGGCGTTCTTGAGGAGCATCTATCGCGCCGAATTGAGCAGCAAGCGCGTCGTAATCGGGTTCAGCCGATTCGACCGCACCGAACTTCTTTGCCAGAGCGTCGTAATCAACGTCAGCCATGATTACAGCCCCGCCGCTTTCTTGTATGCCTGCGCTGCTGCTACACTAGGGAACGTCTTAACCCCTTTCGGCGTCATCACTTGATTCGCTCCAAGCACCGGTTGCTTGGCAGACGAAGGAACAGCCATCGCACCAACCTTGCGCTTCGTCGCCGGTATTCCTGCTCCGGTAAAGAATGGCTCGTACAGGCCCTCATCAACATTCGCGTTCCAACGGTCGATAGACTTTTCAGCCTCCGACTTGATCTTGTTCGCCATTTGAAGGAGCGTGCCCTTCTCAAGACTAATCTCGCCGGTCAGCATCTTCCGCATGAACTCTCGTTCAGCCGGGGTGTCCATGCCGCGAGCGCCGATCCCCAACTGCTGAATCAGCGGGAACACATCAGAACCCATCATCACATCGAGAACTTCAGCGTCAGTTGCGCGTTGGGCGGCTTCCTTTCCGCCAAGCAGTGAAAGCGCCTTATTCAAGCCAACACGGGCTTGCGCGGCAATTCCAGTGATGTCAGTCCGGTTGATCTGGTCAATGATCTTGTTGGCTCGTTCAATCGCTTGAGGGGCTTTCTGAACTGCATCGTAAGTCGCTTGAACGTCCTTGCCTTGGGCGGTTGCTCCAGAAACCGCTTGAGCCTTGCCGCCCTGCGCTGCCAAGTCAAGCCGAGAATCAAGGCCCCAAACTCGCCCAGAAACAGCATCTTTCAGAACTGCCTTACCAAAGAAAGGAGATTTAGGGTTGTTTTCTATAACACTGATAGGCTTGGTTGCTTCTGAACCGCCACCGGCCTTTCGAGCGTAATACTCAGCCTCAGAAACAGGCTCTCCATACGCTTCTTCTTTTCCGCCTTTGAAAATCTTGAACTCTTGAATCTGTCCGTTAGCAAGGCGCTTCGGTTCGACTTTGACGAACTCTTGGTTTCGCTCAAGAGCCTTCTGACGACCTTCGAGATTCTTGGCTTCAATCTCTCTCTTCCTCAACTCGAACGCCTGCTGCATCTTTAGCGCATCTCCACGCAAGCCGCGAGTAGCCGACATGGCAGGGATAAGCCTTTCCATGTCCAACTCGGTACGCGGTTGGAAATCGGCGGGATTCAGACCTTGTGGTTGGTTTGCAGCAAGTGAAGGGATACCGGCAGCGCGACGAGCCTCTAGTGCCTGCTCTGCGGTGGAAACAGTCCGCTGATACTGACCTAAATTTGAAAAAATCTGGTCTTGCCGTGCCAAATCAGCGGCCTGTTCAGCCCTCTGCTGCTGCTGCCACTCCCACTCCTGCGCCTTGCGCTGTTCGAGCAGGTCGGAGAGCATGCGTTGGCGTTGGGCGTCGTAGCCTTGAAGGAAGCGGCCCGCAACATCAGGCGCTTGGAGTCCGCTGAAATCAAGCATTGAGGAGGCCATGATTTATACCTTACGAGTAAAACGGATTGTGGCCCATTGCAGGATCGGCCCCTCCGCCCCATACGTTACCACCACCCCACGGGCTTCTTCCGGCAAGATAAGCCCCGCCAAGATTCCCAAGGTTTCCAAGTGCCTGCCCGTAAATCTGCCCCTGTGCAATGCCGGCTTGCGCTTGTGTTGCAGCGCCTTGCATCATCAGGTTACCTGCATTCTGTTGTGCAGAAAGATTGTTCCGACTAATGTTGCTGTCGGTTGTCTGACCAATGTTTGCCAGAGAAGCAAGTCGGTTGTACCCCTGCGTGTTCTGTTGATTACGCATTTCGTAGATGTCTCTGTAGCGATCACCAGCATTCTGCTTGCCGTAATCAACCAGTGCGCGGAGGGTGTTGCCGCTGTTCAGCATCCCACGGGCAGAGGCGTTGCCTTGAAGGCCAAGCGCCCCACGCTGCCCTGCTTCAAGCATGGCGAGGTTGTATGGGTCTTGTTCCCATCCATCCATCGACATGGGGGCATAACCCTCAAGTTTAGGAAGCGCACGGAGGCCGACTTGACGCCACGGTTCTTGGCGAGCGGCTTCTTCTCTGGCGGCTTTAAGCTGTGCGTCAGCTTGATACATAGCCGCAGCGTTTGCCTTATCTCCGGCACGGCCCGCAGCCCCACCAGCTATTCCAGCACCCGCAAGCCCTGCAATTCCTGCTACAGCTAATCCAGCGCCCAATGACATTTCTATCTCCTCAAGACAAATACGAACACGCCGTTCGATTCATCTACCTTGCAAAATCCAAGTCCAAGAATGAACTTGATAGCGTTCTCTTGGGCGGCAAAGGCGTAAGTGACAACTTCGCCGTATTGTTTGACCATTGAGTTGAGCAAGCGGAGGAACCACTTGCCGCACCATCGACGCCGCGCTTCAGGCGCTACGCCAACGTGGATTTCGTTGCCACGGGTTGCAATGCAGCCAACCGTCTTGTTGCCGACAATTATAGGACGAAGCGCGAAGTTTTGCAGGTGTTTGAGGAAGGTTTCCTTGGAAACATCACCAGATGTTTCTTTGGATGCTTCCCAATACAATTCCGCAAGATCACACATAAAACGCCGGCGCCTTGTTCTTCGTCGCCATGTTGCTCGACTGGTAGTGAATATCAACGTAGTGAATGAACGGTTTTCCAGCGCCACCAGTAATGGTTGGGATGGTCGGCACATCGAAGTGCATGATGATGAGTCCATCCGTTTCAATGTCGTCGCTGTCCAACTGGCTTGCACTTGGCGAGGCGGCAGAGAATTGGATTTCATCAATTCTGTGCTGCTTGCTCGGCGTGTTCGTGATGTTCAACGAACTAATCGTCTGGGTCAGGTTCTTCCTCGTAAAGAAAGCCTCCTGATTGTGGCCCTTGGCGTAGGTGTAGAAGTAGTCACAAACCAGCGACCCGCTAATGTCTGTCCCGTTATGGCTCCAATGGACATGGATGTACATATCCGACCCCGGAACGTAGTCGTGCGGGATGTGGAACTTCAAAGGGCCGTAGTGGTCGCTGGCCCCAAAAGCCCAATCCTCAACAGGAGAGTCATAGGTCGTCAGCGTCGGTCGACCTGCGGCAGTCGGGCCAATTCCAATCGGCCCTTCCAAATCCCGCCACCCAAACGTCGGGGTCGCATGATCGACCTTGATCCCTGACCCACTCAGGCCGGAAAGAATCAACCCGTCAAAAATGCCGTTCTTGACCACGTTGAATAGGTCACGGAACCAATCCAGCCAAGCCTTCGTGCCTTGGTCTTCGCGCAGTGGCGGCGGATTGAGTTGCTGGCTCATTTGAGTTCAAACCCCATCCATGCCACCTTCACGGGGTCAGTCATGGAAAGCTCAAAGATGCGATCACGACTCTCGCCAAGACGCCGCCAGATGGCGCGGTAGTCACCCCGCCCAATCCGGCCAAGGCTCGACCAGTGTTCGTTCGACCAGGTGTGACCGCCATCATCCGACCAGCGCAGCATGACTTGAGGATCGTCGCCTTGCTGAACACCGTCCTTGCCAACGCCGGTTTCAGCAATCAACTGACCCTGCGAGAAGAACATGCGCTCGCCACTCTGATTGATATGACCCCACGAACGCAGGCGCTTCAAAGGCCCGCCGTTCTCATCGTAGGTGTCAAGGTCAAGACGGCTCAAGCGCCCGTTCTCGAAGTCACCGACGATCACCTTTTCCATGAAGTTGGCCCCGGCATTGGCGCGGTTCCGTGTCATAGAGCCATCGTCCAGCATGGAAGTGCGCTCATGCCAGAGCTTCGTACTGGCGTCGAAGCACCATGTCTTCTCGACAGTCGGGAAGGTCAGGACGTAGAAGTGATGCCCCTCTTGGTAGTAGCTCCAAGCAATTGCGTCATCCACCCGTTCGTAGTTGCTGATTTCCCGCTCGATAGCCGGGGTGCTGATCCTTACAGGCGTGTAAGCATTGGCAACAAAGACGCCGCCGCGATTGCCCAACCAGACCAATGAGCCATCGACATTCGCCACCGAATAGACGGCAGCAAGTCCCTGCTCGATGAAGGCGTTGGTGTTCTTGGCAAAGCTGAACGGGGTCTGTCCATTGCCGTACCAGACTTCGCAGGTCTGCTCGCCCATCAGCCATAGGTCGCGGTGGTTAGCGATGACGCGCACAAGGTTGTCGCTCGAACCTTCCTTGGACGCGAAGTTAAGCGCATTCCACGTTGCGCCGTCCAGAAGGTCAGACTGCCAGAACTGGCGGGTTCCAGGTTCCTCAACCACGAAGTAGCCGTCAATGTAGGTGACGGTCTTGGCACCAACCGGGTAGTTCGATGCGATGGTGGTTAGTACATCGGTTGCAGTGGTAAGCAAGTAACCAGTGCCGCCCGTCGCCATGATGATTTCGGCCACGTTGTCTGCAAACACAACATAGCCAGTGTTGTTGACCGTTCCTAATTCAGTAACAACGGAATCTTCGTTAATCTTGTAGAGCGTGGTATCCATGACGACGTACAAGAAGCCGCCAAGAACGTGCATCCCACGGCACTGGCCTGAGAGCAGTTGCCACTCGGACATGCCCGGCGTACCGAAGAACGCGCCAATCTCACGGCCACCGGGCGCGGTCATCTCGGCGTAGAGATTGACGCATCGCTGGTCGTTCAGATTGCTGCTACGCGCCTCATAAGCGCCGCCGAGGAACGGAGTCTTCACACCGTCACCCCAGAGTAAATATCAAACTGCTCATTGAGCATCTGCCCAAGCTCAGTCGTGGCAATCATCGGGCGGTTATTGGCCCGCTTGATCGACGCCTTGGCCTCACGCGCCACCTCAACCACGGTAGGCGAGGCTTCCTTGCCGTACTCCGGTGCAAGCTCGATTGCCAGCGCGTAGGTCAGTGCGCGGTTGTAGCCTTGGGGAAGGGAAACCGTGGTTCCGACACTGGCGAACTCGGAAACGGTCGTCCATGTGACGATGTGAAGCGATACGGCCTGCGTCGGGACCGGATAGACCAACAGGGTGCCGGTCGCCAAGGTCGGTTCGTAGTAGGCAATGGTCGGAATGTCGCCGGTCGCAGACTTGTCCGGGATGGCAAACCACTGGTCTTTCTCGTACAGCGTGACCGGGGTATCAATACCGTTGATCCGGACAAAGCAGTTTTCGATCTTGCTCGGTCGCGGGGTCAGGGCAAAGTCACCCGCCGGACCCACCGTGTAGCTGCCGTCACCCGGCGAGAGGGTGAAGGCGGTATCGACCATCGCATAGACGTACAGGCGCTCGGTCTGCCAAGACGCCAACAGGTCGTTGAGTGCCGTCAGCCCGTCCGTCGATTCGTTGCCGGTGGCCGATTCGCCAGAAGCCAATGCGCCAATGAGTCGCAAGGCGCGGTCGATGAGGGTTTGCGCCGTTGCCATGACTACTCCTTACGAGGCCGACCCGGCCCACGCTTGACGGGTTCTTCGGCCACAGGCTCCGGTTCAGGCTCTTTGCCGGGTTCTTCGGTCCAGCCGGCATGCGCCTTGTGATCCGCTTCGTTCTTCACCAGAACGGATTCGGTGCCTTTGTAGAGCCATTTGGGGTAGGGGTTGTACATGCTAGTCCTTGAGGTGTGACCAACTTACGCGGCGACGAATCTCGGATATTGTAGTCTGTGTAACGCCAAGACGCTTCGCCATATCTGACTGCTTCTCAGTCGATGCTCGAATTTCTCTCACCTGATCTTCAGTGAGCTTGCAATGTGGCGAAGATTCGCCAAAACGAACTTTTCCACGGCCACGCTTCCACTTGTCACGCTGATTTTCTAGCGTTGTTCCGATTGAAAGGTGGTCAGGATTGACGCACGAAGGATTGTCACAGGAGTGCATGACAGACATTCCTTCTGGAATGATTTCTCCAGTATGGAATGAGTACGAGAAGCGATGCGCTCTCGTATAAGTCTCTCCAGCCACAGAACCTTTGAACATCCCGTAACCGTCCTTGTCCTTTGCAGCTTGCCAAATCCAACATCCGTCCGATTTTTCAACCTGCATGAAAAACCGCTCTTCCGGGCTTTTACCTATGAAGAATCCGCTTGTCCGATTAAACAGAACAGGCGACCCGTTCTTCTTCATCCTGCGCCAGTGTTTGTTGCACAAGCCAACTGCCAACACCGGCAAATCACAACCTTTGATGCAACACAAACCACCATGGTCTTCGACGTTCATTTTGAACCCTCCTTCTGCTAAATCCGTACATCAAAATATAGCAGAAGGAAGGGGTCAATGCAACAAGCCGAAACCCTTAATTGCTAAGGATTCTGGCCGCAAGCTGAGCGCGGAGGGTCTTAAATCCATACAGCACATCCAACCGACAGGGAAATTTGTCATTGGTGATGTCGTACTGGCGAACGATCCGCATCGAGATACCGTCCATGACTTCACGGGCCGACCAATCGACGCCTTCCGGCATCACAAGGTCAGCGGTCGCAAAGGTGAAGGCGTCCGGATGGAAAACGCACGACTGGTTGTAGACCTCCGAGGCACCAGCGCCAACCTTGGTGATGGCAGCGTTATCCGCCGGGGAGGCGGTCACGGTCTGCGTAGCACCCGAAACAACAATCGACGGCGAGATGGCAAGACTGCCACCGCCACCGGCGTAGTCGGCGGTGATAACGAAGGTTTGCAGAGCGCCGGTATCGGCCTTGGTTTCCGGATGGACACGATTCACGCCGGCAACGGTGATAACGTCGCCCTGCTTGAAGGTCTGGGTGCCGGTATCGACAGTCAGGGTCGCGCCGGTCTGCGAAGCACCATTGACCAGGTAGGTCGTGGTTTTTGCAGCGGTGCCGGTGGTCTGCGACGGGAGAATCGTGTTCTCGTAGAAGTCGAAGCCAGCCGTGCGGCCCATCATGCCTTCCTTGTACTGCTTGGTGATGGCGTTGGAGTCGTGGAACAGACCCTTGAGCGCATCGACCAGATCAACGTTGTCCTGAGTGTTCAGGATGGCAACGCGGGTGCCAGCCGGCGCAAGGGAGTCTTCCAGACGCTTGCGGCCCATCAGCACCTTGTTCAGGGTGATGGCAGCACCGTCGTTATCCACGACGTTGTAGACGTCTTTCAGCATGGTGAAGGCGTCTGCCTCGATGTTGGCCGCAAGGACCGCCATCGCCGGCTCGATGATGCGCTTCGAGAAGTCGTCCAGCGACAGAGTGAGATCGACCGAGGTGAAGTTCAGGTCAACGCCCTTCTGGGTATTGACTTGCAGGGTGGTCGAAGTCTCGGTCGTGTCTTGCGTCGAGAGCGTGGCGCCGGAACGGACAACGTACTGGTTCGGCAGGCGAATCTTCAGCGAGTCACCAATCTTAGCGCCGGACTTGGCGAAAGACGAGTCGTGCTGGCGATTGACGTTGCCAATGAAGTTGCATTTCTGGTGCAGGACGCGAAGGGCTTCGCGCGTGACTGCGGTGGGGGTGAGAATACTGTTGGCCATGATTTACCTCAAGCGTTTCGTTTAATTTGTTCCCGCCGCCATGCCAACCATTCATCGGTCGACATCTTGTCGGGATCGACTTTTGCGCTTGCGCGGTTTCCAACGGTCTTGGCGGGTTCCGGAGCCTTTGACACGACCTTTTCAGCCGGTTGCTCCAATTTGACCTCGATCCGTCCTAAAGCGCGCACTTGTCCGAAGGGGGTCATGCCGGCGATCTTCCGGGCTTCGTCAGGGTTGTTGGCAAGGTAGTACGCCAACTTCGGCCCGACTTCGCTATCCATGATCGCTTGCTGCATAACGTCCGACATCGGAACGTCCGAGGATGCAATCACATCCTCAAAGTCCGGCAACTCTGCCGTGGCAGCTTCTACACGCTGCGACCAACTTTCAACGGCCTTTTGGCGAGCCGCCGATTCGCGCTCCGCTGCCTGGCGCTTTTCGCGCTCCGACAGCGTGGATTCGAGTTCCTGCTTGGCGATGAACTTCGCCTTAGCAGCTACATATTCGTCAAAATTGTCGAATTTGTCAATCGTCGGCTCGCCGTCCATAGCTTTTTGCAATGGTGCGGGCGCGGCTTGGCGGCTCTGTTGCTCCAAGTAGGACAGCCGTTCCTCCAGCATCTTGGCGCGAGCCTCGGCCTCGTACTTCTGACGAACCGCCCGGTCAATGCGCTTCTGAACCCCCTTGGGGATTTCAGCCTCTTTCTTGACCTCTGGCTCCTGCTCGGTCTGCTGATCGGTTTGCTGCTCGACGACTTCAGGTTGCTCAACAGCCTGTTCAACAACCTGCTCGACAACTTCTCCTTCGGTGGTCATTTCAAGTTACTCCAAGTTTCCACGGCAAGCCCCGTGTAGGCTACAAATCCATCATCATGGTCAGGATCGCCACGGCTTCGTCCTCTTCTTCCTGCTCAAGACGCGCCTTCTCGATCAAACCCCTCATCTCGAAGTGGGCGCGGATTTCCTGCGTGACCATCATCGAAATCTGCTCCATCAGGAGTTCGGCGTAGAACTTGTCCCACGCCACCTGCTCCTTCTGGAGTGCTTCTTTCAGTTCGGCAACCGCCTGCCGCTCTCTAGCCTCGACAGGCACCTCAACCGCCTTCTTGGCGATCTTGGTGACGACTTCCTCAATGATCCCAAGGCGTACCCGCTCTTTGCGGGTGGCCTCGTCGGATTGGCGGGGGAAGTCGAAGGGTTGCCAAGGGCGGTCGGATTTTGTCGCCGTTTGCCAACCGCCAGTCGGTTGTTCTTCTTCCCGTGGAACGCCTGCTCCAGCCTCCTCTTGGAAAGCACAGGTCTGGAAAGCATCAATCTGGAAGGCGGTCAGCATTTTGCTTTCTTGGTCAGGGTCACATGAATGTCCTGACAAGCCTCTTTGTACCAGGCAATCGCAAATTGCTGATACTCAGCATTCTTGACGCCAAGAGCAGGGTGCATCCCGTAGCCCCAAGTCGCTTCAAAGTCGCAATCGTACCCATCCGGGTTCCACTGTTTGTCCGTGTGCGGAGCCTGCGTTGCGCGCCAGTCTTTCGACAGGTAGTAGAACGACATCTCGGAAACCGGGGGCCACTGGTGCGTCGGGTCGCCATAGGCGCGGTTGCTGTTCCAGTGCGGGACGATGATGGTCGCCTTGGCGCCGGGTTTCAGCACACGGTAAAGTTCATTGTAAAACTGGATCCGTTCAGTAGCGGCAAGATGCTCAATGAAATGAGAACTGTGCGCCTCGTCAGCGGAATCCGCATCGAAAGGGAGAGGTTCCTTGCCAATCTTGACGACATGATCCACGCCCTCCATAGGGTACTGATCGACTCCAATGAAGCCTTCTTTTTTCTTGCTGCCACAGCCAATGTCCAGACGGATCATTTCAGATATTCCTTGACAGAGTTTTTATGCGCCTCATACCAACCAAGCCTTGCGTTGCACTTTATGCACAGAAGGCCTCTGACACGAAGCGTTGAGTGACAGTGATCGACTGCAAAATGCTGGCCCATTTTTCCTGCCGTTTCAGAACCGCATATCGCACATTTGCCACCCTGACTTTTAAGCATCTCGTTATACTCTTCAAGACAAATGCCATACCTCTTCCTATACGCCCTATCACGTTCGATAGTCATGTACTTGTCTTTATTTTCGGCATAGTGCTTTCTCTTGTACTCAAGCACTTTTTCTCTGTTTTTGTCTTTCCATCGCTTGTTTCTGGTGTTTGCTTTCACCTTCTGCTCTGGAGTCATCTTTGATCTTGGAGTAGGCATGGCTTCACCAGGTAAAATCGTTAGCCACATCGTAGTGGCCTACCAATACACGGTTGTCAATTGCACATCTATAACCGTGTTTTCGGAAGTCTGACCAGGCGTACAAATCCTGCGTGCCTATCCCCGTCCCCTCTGAGCCGTTCAGCGTCTTGAACCACGGCTTGCGTAGCTTCTCGTCCTTGAACATCGACATGCGCCAGAGGTTGAACCCCATGCCCGTGCCGCAGCACTCCTGCACCTCGCCGGCTCGTGGGAATTGCGGGCGGAAGTTCAGCAACGGGTCAGCGGGATCGCCCCAAATCTGCGGGACTCCGCCCTCGCCCTTGGTCCAGTACAAGCCGCCAATGCACGAGTATTCCGGGTGTTCTTCCATCGTCTTGAGCAACTTCACCACGCCGTCAGGCGGCGGGATATTGTCATGCTCGATGGTCAGGATGTATTCCCACTGGCTGAGTTCCGGGTTGGCGAGAATCTGCTCGATGGCGCTGGAGAACGCCTCACCAACTTCCATCCCGATGGCCGCCATGCGATAGACCGCCTGATTCGGCGGGAACATGAGCGACAGGTGGGACATATACACCTTGGTCGGAATCTGCGCTCCTGCGGGGATCAGATAGACGATGCGCTGCTTCTTCCAACTACCGCCTTCCAAGATTCGACTTCCTGATTGCTCAAGGTTCGCGTTATGAAAACCTTGGTCAATGCCGACGAGTTGCGGCTTCACGTTTTCTCCTTAGTTGTGAGTAGCAAGCGTCCAGTTCGGACGGAGAACCATAGAAGCACCTGAGAACGCACCAATAATGCCGTTCTGCGATACCGTTCCGGGCAAAGCGCCAGTCGTCGTGGTGTAACGGCCCTCCATCGGAATAGCTTGGTGCGAGGTGTAGGTGTGATAAGCGTTCGAGCCAGAGATCACGATACCTACCGCAGGGTTCGCCGTTGTTGCGCCGATCAGCGAGTAGTTCATGCTGGCCGTCGCCGTGGCCGACATGACCATTCCGAGGATGTAATCACCGGGCGGCAGGGAGAACGACGCCATGTTGAATTCGAACTGCCGGATGCCAGATATGGATGCAGTGTCGGTCTGCGAGTAGGCGTTCTGCCCCGAAGTGATCAGCGA